GCTAGCCTTCGTGAAGACCTTTCCACGGTACGACAATGCTATTACGAAGTAGTTGACCAGCGTAACAAGGCTCTTGAAGAAGTCGCCCGGTTGCGCGCTATACTAGCTAAAGACCTTAAAAGAGGGGGTGATAATGGCTGATGTGTACGCTGAAAACCATCAAAAAGACCCTGATACATCACAAGTTCCCTACACCATGGAGGAACTTATCAAGCAGTTCCGAGCGCTCAAAACCGACGCTGAAGCACTTGCCAAGGAACAAGCCGAGGCAATGAAGCCCTACACGTCGGCCATGGACACCATCAAGAATTTCGTCCTGCTGAAGATGGACGAGCAGGGCGCGCAAAACATCAAGACCGACGAAGGTACTGCCTACATCAGCACTGGTCTAAAGCCCAAGGTTGACAATCGCGATGCTTTGTTGGAGCATGTCAGGGAACACGACGTGTGGGGCATGTTGGATATCGGCGTTCTCCTTGATCCCGTAAAGGACTACCTCGACAAGTCGGGGGGTGAGCCGCCTCCTGGCGTGATGATCGAGTATTGGCGAAGGTGCAATATAAGGAAGTGACGGCCATGCCCCAAGGAGATTTCACAAAAGAGGAGGCTTCGGAAATAGTAGAAGTCGTCAATGAACTGTTCCAAGCCCTACCAAAAACAAAACAGCGCGAATTCATTGGCCACTTAAATGACATCATGCTGTTTCTTGAAGCTGCCAAACAAGTTGCTCCTACGGAGAAAGGTAAAAAATGAACGCACAAGCAGGACTACCGGAAGTGCTGGCCTCCCGCCAACGTCGGGTTTCAGTCAGTGAAGACGCCACGCAAGGGCTTGGCATTTCCCGTGGGGCACATTGTTCTATTCGTGCCGCCCGGTTTCGGCTGATCGATGCCAATGGCGTCGAGACACTTGTTCCCAATCTTTATCTTGACGTGGTGATTATCCGGGCCAATCCGAAGGATTCGAAGCTCTATTTCGAAGGTTCTTACAACCCCGATAGCGGAGACCCCCCGGCCTGTTATAGCGACAACGGGATCGGTCCCAGCTTGAACGCGCTGCGGCCGCAGTCCCCATTGTGTTCGACGTGCCCGCACAACCAGATGAATAGCAAGATCAATCCGCAGACAGGCAAGGGCAGCAAGGCGTGTTCTGACCGTAAGAAGCTCGCCTTCATCATCCCCGGCAACTCCGCAGTGAACGTGTACGAGCTGCAAGTTCCGCCGGACTCGCTAAAAGCCATGAAGGATTACGCAAAATTCCTGTCTCAGCAGGCGACGGGTGGGCAGCGCAAGGTAGACATTGGCGACATGATTACACGCCTGTCGTTCGATGATAAAGCGTCACACCCCCGCCTCAAATTCGAGCCCGTGGGCTGGGCCGACGACGCCTACACCCTGCAGATGATCGACTACATTTACGACCAGCAGCTTGACGTGGCAGCGGTTGGATTGAACGATGTGCCAGCCGATCCGGAGATCGTCAAGCAAGCGATCGGGCTTCGGGCGCAATACGCGCAGCTTGCGCCGCAGGCAGCGCCAAACCCATACCCGCAATTGAACGCAATGGGTGCGCAGGCACCAGGACCACAAGCACAGCCTCCAGGATTACAGGTCGGAATTCATCCAGGCCCCGCGTTTAATCCTGGCAATATGCCTGTGCGGAAGGAAGGCAACTCTTTTGCGCCCATGCAGCACCAACCACAAGTCGTCCCGAACGTTCTCACGCAGACCGCACCTGTGCAGGAGGCCCCTAAGCGCTCTGGGCGCCCAAAGAAGCAGCCTGAGCAGCTTGCCGCCCCGCCCACTACTCAGGCGCCTCAGTTCTCTCCTCCGACGCCAGCGGCGCCCGTAGCCGCGTCGCCGGGCATGCCTGACATCCCCGAGTTCCTGAGACGGCCGGCTGTTAACGCAGCCCCCCCTGTGTCCCCGCAGCCGGTCCAGCCCCAGCCAGCCGTATCTCCTCAGTACGGGATGGCTGGGGCGCCCCCTCCCCCTCCGCAGGTTGCGGAGGCTCTGCAGGCGGCGATGCGGATGCCGCCGCGCCGATAACGAGATCACTAAGCGGCGAAAGCCCTCGATGGTCGAGCTTACCGTTCCTTAATGGGTAAGGCTTAGTGACTTTTACAAAAGGAAAACAAACCTATGGACGCGGTACTTAGGTACTCCTTCACACTTAAATCGGACCCCGAAAAAGTTCTTTCGGATTCGATAACTATCGCCCCATTTACTCTTCCCCTGTTGAAAAAAGCCACGGAACTTATGGCTTTGCAAATTGAGGAAGAAATCTCCGAAAGGAAAACAAACCTATGAAGCAACTTTCTTTCTCCGATCGCCTCAACAAGGCGATGCTCGCGGGAGAACTGACGGTCTCAAACCTCGCCCTGTGGTTCGAGCGCACTCGTCCGACTGTGCAGACGTGGACTACGGGGCGCGACCCCAGGGGCTTTCGTGGCGTGCGCGCCTTCAACCGACTTGCCTTGCTCGAGAAGGCGATCCGTGATCGGATGGGTTTCCCCATCCCGCCCCAGATGAACGACAAGGAACGGGCGAAGCACGTCATGGAGAGACTCAATGCACTACGACGACACGAGGCCAAGCCGGGAGGAGCTGACACGACAGTTCGCAGAGTTTCAAAGGCTGCAGGCAAACGTGCAGCCAATGGAGCAGGTCGAAACGGACGCCCTGGAAAACGTCGAAAACTGGTCAAAAAAGCTGGACGAACCGGAGCTAAGCCCGCACGATCTCGATCACCTGTATCAGCTCGCCATCGTGCAACTGCAAAGGCTGTTGGCGATCGACATCGCCCCAACGGACCCAAAATTCGCCGTCCACAACCGAAACCTCAACGCATCGATCAACATACTCCTGACGTTCCTGTCGCGGCAGAAGAAACCGCCCATTGATCGGCTGCCCGAACTTCTCAAATTGATCGATGATAACGAAGCGGAGCTGCGAGCCCGCTTCGGGGTTCGCGCGGCATAGCACAATGGACGACAGGATGCTGCAGGCGGCGCTGCATCTCGCGCGCATCGGCGCGCACGTCCTTCCGTTATGGTGGCCAGTCAAAGGTGGCTGCGCATGCGGCAATCCCATGTGCCAGTCACCGGGGAAACACCCGATCGCTGCGCTTGTTCCGCATGGAGTTAAGAATGCTACAGACAATCCGCAAACGATTGCTGAATGGTGGAGCAGATACCACCATGCCAATATTGGCGTTGCTTGCGGAAAAATATCCGGCGTTATTGTGCTCGACGTTGACGGGGCCGTGGGTTGGAAAAATCTGCAATGGGTCCTTAGTCTACACAACGCAAATCTTGACTCCGAGTGGTTTGTCGAAACAGGTCGTGAACAAGGCCGGCACTTTTACTTTGAATACCCCTCGCAAGGCGTCGTCCCTACCCACAAAATAGAGGGCTTGGAGCTTCGATCCGATGGTGCCTATGTCGTCGCCCCGCCGTCGCTTCATGCGTCTGGAAAAATATACAAGTGGTGCCACGTCACTAAAGCTCTCCCTGGACTCCCTGGCGCGCTGCTTGATTTTGCCATACGCAAACTCAAACCGACCGATCCGCAGCCGGCCGTTGCGACGCGATCCGGCGTCAACGAAGCCATACTGGCGCCCGATACGGCAAGAGCACCACCCGCGTGGAGCGAAGACGAAGAAAGCAAGATCATCGAGTGGATACAGTGCATACCTGCTGACGATCGCGACGTGTGGCTCAAAGTTGGAGCTGGTCTGCACTGGACGGGGTGGGGTGCTAGAGCCCGTGAGCTATGGGATGCATGGTCGAAATCATCGGGCAAGTTTGATTCTGCAGGCCAGCAGAAAGCCTGGGAATCGTTCTCACGCCCCTATCCTGGCCCTAAGATCACGCTGGGGACGCTCCGTTATCTGGCTGACATGCACGGGTATAAGTCTCCTGTTAACGATGCGATAGGGAAGGTGAACGAGCGTTTCTTCATGATCCGCAACATGGGCGGCAAGTGCCTCGTCGGGGAGTTCATCCCTAACCAGATAGGAACCGGGAAGCAGCTTGAACTTTATACACCTGACAACTTCAAAACGTGGTTCTCCAACCAGCATATGAAAGTAGGAGATAAGCTCTACCCCTTGGGAGCCGCGTGGGTACTGAGCAAGCAGCGTCGGCAGTACGAGACGGTCATCCTCGACCCCGCCAAGCCGGAAGTGACAGAGAAAAACGAGCTGAATTTGTGGCGCGGGTTTGGAACGCAGCCCAAGCAAGGCGAGTGGTATCATATCCAGGATCACATCTATGACGTTCTCGCAAACCAAGATCACAAAGCCTATGAATACATTCTTCGTTGGACCGCTTGGAGCATTCAAAACCCAGGGGTTATGCCAGAAGTGGCACTCGTGTTCCGAGGAGGAAAAGGAGCGGGTAAAGGGTTTTTTGCTAACGCGATTGCCCGTGTCTTTGGCGAACACGCGCTGCACATATTTAGTCAGAGTCACCTCACAGGAAATTTCAATGGCCATCTCCGATCCTGCCTCCTCCTTTATGTTGACGAAGCTTTTTGGGCTGGAGACAAAAAGGGCGAAAGCGTACTCAAAGGACTCATTACAGAAAACGTTCTCATGGTAGAGAAGAAAGGCATCGACGCCGTTCAATGGCTCAATCGCCTGCACATCATCATGACGGCAAACTCGCAATGGGTCGTGCCTGCCTCCATCGATGAGCGCAGGTACGCCATGTTCAATGTCAATGACTACTACTCCAAGCGGCCCAAGGAACGTGCGCCCTACTTCAACGATCTTCACCATGAGCTGGGCAACGGGGGCCTCCCAGCGATGCTGTATGACTTGCAGAACTGGAACCTGAAGAACTGGCACCCTCGACAAGTCTACGAGACGGCTGCGCTGTTCGAGCAGAAGCGTCGGAGCATGGACCCGGTAGAGCAGTGGTTTGACGCTCTCCTGGAGGAGGGCACGCTGCCCGGCTTCAAGCTGCCTGGGACTACTAACCTGCCGACCACCAAGGCCCTTCTGGACGACTTCCGCGAGCGCGCCCCGAGTGGCGCCAAATATCTCGCGGGAGAGAAGGTTGTCGGAGACTTCCTGCGTGAGCTGGACTGCGAGCCTGTGCGAGTCAAAGGGTTCCGTTCGTGGCACATGCAGCCGCTATCACAACTTCGACAAGTTTGGATGAATAGGTATGGCTATCGAGACTGGGACATGAAGGAGGATTGGGGATGAGTGATCTTAGACCAGCGCTGTTTGGGGGTAGAGATTGGAGTATGTGGCAACTAGCAATATGGCGTCTTCTCGATTATTTCGATGCCATGGAAGGAACTACGTATTTATATGACAAAACGGACCAAGAAAGTTTTCTTAAGGAAATAGATGAACAAATTAGAGATAGAGTAGCAGACGTTTTAGACGTATACCATAGAAAGAACGTACAAAGTTAAAACTCCAGCCCTTTAGCGTACCCATGCGTATGCAGAAGCGGCAACTGCTTTTTCAGCCGCCGCCCTATATCCGTCCGGTACATAGGAGAGTTAGGGAGATGGATCGCTTTCAAGCGCTTGTAGCAAAGGTCGCTCGCAGCCTTGACCGTTTCGCCGGTCGCCGTCATGACGAGAACATAATCCCCCGCTGTTACCACGCTTGGAATTTCGGCGATGCTTTCCTTGACTTTATGCGCCGCCACCCCAAGCTTGCACTCGCAAAGATGCGTGTAGTCCGGCTCGATTGGCCCGTAGATGGGAACTCCGACGACCTCTTTCCGGGTCACGTGCGAATACGGGTAATCTGGCATGCTGACAACTACGCCTTGGCATACCTTATCACACGCGAAGGAACCGGCGTCACGACCGTCGTGGAGCTGTAGCAGCCACTCCACGGGGTCACCCTCATGCAAGGGCTGTTGAATGTTGAACGTCGGCCATCCCGGCCGCATCGTAAACTCCAGGGGCCAAGGAATACCATGGTCATCAATGATACAGTTGACATCGACATACCCGACGTAACGCTCTTTGCTAAGTTGAGGGATGAGGGGATTGAGAACTTTCGATGCGAGCTTAGAATTTCGCACGTACCGGAGTACCGTACCTTGCTCCCCTGTAGCGACCCCTTTATCATCGTTCATCAGTTTTTTGAATTCGAAGTTTTCACACCAACCCGCATTGAATCCGTGCGGGCCGAACCACCCTCCTACGGCCATCTCAATTCCGGGGATAAATTCCTGAAGTATGAACGGAAATTTGATCTTTCCGAGTTTCTTCCATCGCTGAAGCATGTACAGCATATCCTCAGCGGATTTAGCGCAGTACGAGAGAGATTTGTCTTCAACCTCCCCGCTTGGCTTGGATACAAGGGGGGCGTCCCGTTTCTTGACGTAGGAGACGGCTTCCTCGTAACCACGAAATTCTTTGTAAGGTGGGATAGGAATGTATGCTTTCTTAAAGATGTTCATACCGACGTTACGGTCGATCTCCCAAGTCGCCGTACTTATCGAAGCCCCGACAATCTTGACCCCCTCAGGTCGCCAGCGCATGTCGAGATCGTATGTGTATCGCGTATTGTCAGTCATGAAGACGAGATCGGCCCAGCGAATCCAGGGCCGGTAGTCGTCCACGACGTTGACTAGACCGCGGCCGATGTGCTTCGTCTTCTCTGTCTGTCGGATCATCAGGCGTACGTCATGCCCCTCCCGCTGCGCTCGCATGGCGAAGTCGAGGCCGTTGCCCGCGGGATCAACAATGAGCAGGCGCATCATTCCACCGTAAACCGTGCTTCCTGCGGTCCGTCGTGCATAGGAAAGAATGATTGCCAAAAACCGCAGCTTCGCTTTGGAAATTTTTGGAGCATGACTTCGGTTCCGGGGTCAGCTCTTGGCGCACGCCATAGGCTGTGGAAAGTTTCAACCTCCCCTATTTTTCCGTGGTGTACGGTAGGGATGGGTGCAAAGACCCAGACTGCTCTCTCACCTTTTTGCGTCCCGACAAAACGACGGTATACGGTTCCTTCGCATCCCGTACGCAAAGTCTTGTCGGTCCATACGGCTTCTATGACCTGCCCTGGCTTTACCGTGGAAGGCGTCATATGGAAATTGGTCGTCTCGACGACCGGCCCTCGTTGGGAAATTTGCCACGCTGGGTATGCGAAAGCTATGATCCCAATAATGAAACACGCCCAGATAGTTTTGTGGTCCTTCATTTTCTGATCCATTCCAGTAGTTTATCGAAAACCTGCATGAGTCCTATAATACCTCCGCCGCCAACAATAAACGCCCCTATCCCTTTGGACAAACGACGCATAAAATCGTAAGTCTTCAACATCCTTCTGATCTCTTTTACTTCATCCGACCGCAAATTATCGAGCATAGCCTCTCGATTGACCCTATCAATAATCGCTTTCAATTCGTCTTCATTTTTTGTCACTTTCTGGCTCTTGTATTGGTCGCTCTTATTTTTCTCTCGGCGTTTCGTGGTCAGTAGCACTCTGTTGTGCTGCTCCTGCCGCGTGCGCGGCTGCTTTGGCCTCCCTCAGCAGTTCATCCATGCGGCTGTTGATCGACAGGTGAACCTCCTGGATTTTACCCTTGTTGACCCAACTAAGAACACAGGCGCCGACCGCTGCGGCAGCGGTAGTGATGCTAGCTATTTCGGTGATGGACATTAATGGATCACGAACCCAAAGTCATGCCATCCGAGCAGGAACAGCAGCACGAACAGGAGAATGTTTGGTCCCCACGCGAACGCGGCTCCTCCGGGAGCCCAGTTCGTCCAGCCCCAAAAGACGAACCACAGGATCATGAGCATCCAGAAAACCATTCCCTATGGGCATTGTCGTTCTCCTTCTCCTTCCAACGAATCGCGTCGCCGCTTCTGTTCCAGCTCCCAAGCTTCGGCGCTGTTGCGCTCGCGCTCCTTTTCCAGATAGTCCAGGTGCGACTGAATCGAAGCGAAAATGTAAGACGCGATTCGTTTCACGGTGCTGGCCTCCGTATCGCAGACACGGCAGACGTGGGAACTGCCATCACATTAATGGCGTCAGACTGATTCCCGCCGCGGCACATATAGTTTGCCCCGCTCGTGCTCTCATAAAGCGTGACATGGTGCCCGCCGGATGACCACTGGACGCAGATGATATCGCCCGGCTTGGGCTCGCTCACAGCGACGCCGAACTGCCGCCACGAGTCGGCCCACAGAAATTTATCGGTGTCGGTCGAGCCGAATTGCGGACGTATGCCGGCGCTCGCCATGCAGTAGGCAACCGTCAGGCCGCACCACGCGATCGAGTCGTGCGTGTAACGGGCGCAGTAGCTCGCCATCTCAGGGTACTTCTTGGCGATGAAGGCAGCGAACCCCAGGATGACCGGGTTATCATGCCCCTCGTGCGTGCCGGTCACTGCCCGCATGGCGGCGAGCCATGGGGGAACCCCATCCGCCGGGGCAACCACGGAAGGCTTTGGCTGCGGCGCCTGGGAAGCCAGCGCAAGAGCTTCCTTGCGGACATCCACAACGCGACTCGTCCAACCCTTGCCGAACCTGCCCCATGTCGGAAGACCTTGCAGGAATGCAAGACGGCGGTCGCAGAACTGACCGACGAGACTGACCGGATCGACCTTCGCTGTCGCCGCTATCGTGTCCGGGCCGACTTCGCCATCTTGGTCCGTACCAACGAGCACTTGCAGGAATTTCGCTGAGCGGCTGACCCCTGAGTTGACGCCGAAGTCGAAGACCGCGAGGTCGACGCCTGGCGGGAGGCTGTCACACCAGAGCGCGTTCCAGTATTGATCCTTATAGATCGCGATGACTTGTTCTTGGGGGGCTTCCCAAACGTCGGGCGGGAGACCGGGATGGGAATTTCTCCACATATCCCATTCACGCTGAAGGATTCCCCG